TTCCTTTGCTTAATAATTACTCGGAGTCTGAATTATCTTCAAGAACTTCTGCGAGTTTAGTTTCAATCTCTTTGTCTTTTAGTGGAAACTCTTTCATCACAAGATCAAGGATTCCATCGGTGTTCCTATTCCACTCTTTCCGAAAGTATTTGTGTTCTACCCCATCCATGTCATAATAACAATACCTATTTCCTTCTTTCTTAAGAATGCCTTTTTTCTCAAATAGGTCAAAAAGTCCAGAGTATGGACTCATTCCAGTTGTGTATGGGATGCGAACTTCAATGTCTTCAAATGGTTTCGCATAACGAGTTTTCATTATCTTGCATCCAGCCCGAATGCCTGCTACTTCTGAAATTTTATTTCCGTCCTCGTCCTCTTTTAGTTTCAACTTTTTCATCGAAACAACGATTGATGACGCAAAGATAAAGCCAGCACCACCGCTAATAATTGGATCTGGATTGTATGGATCTTGGCTTCCATAGATGTGATTCGTTGCGACAAGTCCAACGTCATAACTTCCAAACATATTAACACAATTGCTAACCAGTGCTTTCAATGCCTTTGGTTTACGCCCCATGTCGCCTTTCAAGTCCCCAGAAGAAAACTGCGCGGCATCCGTTGGAGTCAATAGCATACCAAGTGAGTCAATGACGAAAAGAATTTTTGGCCGCTGATCTTCTTCAATTGTCTTATATTCCTTCATGAATTCAGAAATAACTTTGGCAACGTCATCAATCATAGCCATGTTAAACTTGATCATTTTCTCAGGATCTGTGTCCACACCAAGACGACGAAGCCATTCTTCATCAAGTGCATTCTCGGTGTCAATGAGGACAACGAATACCCCCTGTTCTTGAGCATTCTTGATTATATTTCCAGAACAAATGTAACTCTTTCCAGAGTTATGACTTGAGAACCCATCGCCCCAATATCTTTGATTTGGATGATCTACGGTGAAATCAAAACACTCCATTTTTTCGGAATTTTCTACATTAACAACAACATCCGAATTAGAATTTAGAGTTATAAGTTCTTCACCGGCAGATACTTGATCTGCAGGAATCCATTCTCCGTCTGGCCTCTGAAGCAAGTGGTTAATCGCGCAAATAGTTGCCAACCCACTTGCTGTTGTTATCTTCACAGTGTCCATTGCGCCTTTATCATACCATGCGGATATAGAAACATACCCGTCTGGAGTATGGATTTTTAGTGGGTTATCACTGAAAAACAACTCTTTCAACTCACGAACTGTTACTACCCGCTCAGTGTCAGTGTGAACAGTCACCGTCGCGTCTGCTGGTAAACAACCGCTTTCTCCAGCGAAAACTGTTACTTTGCCAAGTGGGACGCCTTTGTAAAAATCTCCAGATATCAGATAATTGAGCGCATAGTTTCCAGATGAAATCCAATGCTTTGGATCGCGGAATCCCTCGCTCAGACCTTCTATGGACTTTGTTATTGATTTTCTGAATTTGGAAAAATCATATGGTTTTGTCATTTATATAGAACTCCTAGAAAAGAAAAGAGTGGAGTGCCAGCACTCCACCGACCCAATTAAGACTGGTTCTTACGTGCCCGAAGCATAGCAAGAACATCAGTTGCACTCTTTGAAGGATTTGTAGTTCCTTGCTGTTCTGTGACATCTGAATCGTCATCGTCATCGCGACGAATGTCTTCATCAGCGACTTTTTTTGGATCTGCTTTCTTTTCGTAGTGTTCTTCTCTTACAACTGGTTTATTAGATGATGTTTGTGTATTCATCCCATATGGACGATAATAATCGCCCCAAGCAACAGGATCGTATGGTTCATTATTAAGAGATGCCGTGAACATTTCAAACATAACTTTCAATTCAACTTCTGATGGCTTCTTTGGCAAGAATTCAGACAAGTTGAACAAACCAAATTCATCTATTGCCTCCAGTTCTTCTTGATTCAGAGCAGATTCTTTCCGACTCCACTTGCTGGTTGTATAGTCAGCATATTTACCTTTCATTGTTTTTGCAACTATAAAATCAAGACCATTGTCGTAATCGGTTGGCATGCTTTCCATTTCTGGGTCAAGCAATGCAGTCTTGATGATATTGAAAATTTGTGGGCTGATAACGAACCGACGAATAGGATTTTCTGGTGGATTATCCTCAGTGAGTGGATTTTCCCGAACAAACCCCTGGAAAATATAACTCTTTTTCTTCCAATAGTTTCGCGCTTTCTCTTCCAATTTTGGATCATTCCACCATGGGCGGACTTCGTTCAAAATTGGACAAGTGTTTCCCTTTCCATACATTTCCACACACGGAACTTGAACTACTACCGGAGTTGCTGATTGTCCAACTATTCCAGAGAATGGGAGTCGGATCATTGATCTCTCTACCCAGAAATATGGGTTCGCATTATCAGCATCTGGTAGAAAACGAATTTTGGCGGTGGTGCCCTCGTTAATATCCCAGAATGGATACATTGTAGTATCCACGTTTCCACTTTTTTGCCGGTTTTCTTGTGCAAGAAGTTGCTCTCTGATTTTAGCCAATGATAGTGCCATAATTTTTCTCCTTTAATATAGCCTAGAGGGTTATTTTGATTGAGTCCCACACTCAATGTTCAGTATTTTACTTGAGCCAGTGTAGTTTGTCAAGAACAGTTTTAAATTTTCTTCGGTCTGATTGTCTGTTGATTCGGTTTAATTGTTTGAGATTGAGTATTTGTGACTGATTGATTGTTGTCTTTCCCTGTATCAACGTCAGTAGTTAGTTCTTGATCTGCACTGTCATTAGAGTTATCACCAGTTGATGTATCAGTCTGTGAAATAGTTCCAGCAGTAGGTGAAGGGCTGAAATCAACATTTTTATCAAGCAAATGATAAATTTGAGGGCGGTTTTCTTCTATCCAAGAAAGAATTGATTTGCGTGCATCAGATTTTCCCCCAATGTTCTTGGAATTGTTATACAACATTGCGTCCAATTTGTCATCGGAGAAAAATTCTGAAATCTCTGCGATTGCATTTAGTCCATCGACTCCATATTCAACTGGAGATTTGATTAACTCGTTCAATTTTTCAATCTGATCTTGGTCTAAGTAAACGGACTGTTCCAATTCACTTATCAACTCATCCATGAGTGGAGTTTTTTCTTTCTTGGTGGAATCTGCTTGTTTTTTTGATTTGCATTTCAGAACTTCAGTCACAAACTTCGCAACTGCATTGCACTCAGTTATGCAATAATCTTTTTTATTAGAAAAGTTTTCTCCCCAATATTTTGTAAATTCAACTAATTCTGTGTCATCAGACTCTTTAATCAAGTATTCATACAATGACTCCATCACCGACTGAACCAAGTGATCTTCTGATTCGTATTTTATTATTCCAGAACCTTCTGCTACAGACATTCTATTTTTTACTTCTTGGACCAATGTGGAGTCAAGAAGACGATTTATGGTATCAAATAGTTTTTCTTTTTGTTTATTTTTATTTTTTATCTTTGACACCAATGGTAGTGCCTCCGACACAACATCATCTATTATTCTTTTTGTGAACTTATCCTTCAGTTCAAGAACATCTCTGTCATCGGAATATGACTTACACTTTTCATACAATTCCGACACTGCTTTTTTATATTTGCGATGTGACCCCAAGTCTTTTAACACACGTTTTGAGTCGTAATATTCCGCACGAACAGAATCGTATAGGTCTATTAAAGACGGATCTTCAAATTGATAACTTTTACACTTTCTCAAAAATTTTGAAAGTTTTTGTAAGTCTTGCACAACACTGCAGATATTGTCATATACACCATCGTATGGTCTTCCGCCATTAGAAAGGTGATTCGCCATTGCTCTGGATGCCATTATATTTTTGAATGGCAACTTAAACCTTTCCCCGTATGCGTTACTCACATAAACAGAATCGACGTTTCTGCTACGAGAACCACGAACAAATGGATCAATGTTTTTGTTGTGTTTAACTATTATCTTTACGTCACCATGTGGTTCATAGCTTACTTTATATGAACCATACATCTTTGATTCTGCAACTTCTTGTTTCTTTTTCAACTTTTTCTTAGAAATGTCTCTTGCCTCAAATCCGGCACCAAGTTCAGCAGAAACTGATCTGATTTCTTTAACAAAATTATACCAGTCAATCCGTTCTTGTCTGTCCATTTCTGAACCAATATTTTTTCCAAAATAGAATCGGACAAGATACTCAGGTTCTTTTCCTGCCTGCTTTTCGTATGAAATACTGATGGTTATATTTCCATAATTTTTGCCAGATTTACTAACGTAATCAAAGTTTATAAATCTTGATTTTTCCGGTTCATACACTGGTTTAGCGTCTTCATCTGCAAGGGTTATCGTATCAGTTACAGATTGAATAGTGTCGTATAATTCTCTTGCAATTATTTCAAATTTTGTTGGTTGGTCCATAATAATTTTCACAGTGGTTAAAGTATTTATCCAATTTCATGAAGAAACAAATATGAATGGCATGGGTTCTATAAACTCGTCTGCGGCTTTTAATTTTTCGTCAAGTTCTGGGTCATACCCTTGCAAGAAATCCACCATTCTAACTGCCAAAATTGCAGACATAACAAGATCGTCTGTTTCGCCAGATTTTGCAGCAAAACTTCCACCATTTGATACAAATGTTTTTAGTTCTGATATAAAATTCTTGCTATGAATAATCATCTTGTCTCGCTCAACCCAGTTTTTCAATTTTGAGCATGCTGCTATTTTGCTGCGCTGTGTTGTGTTGAACCCTTTTCGGAATGAACGAACGTTGCCTATCCGCTTTGGCTCTGATAAAAATACTCCACGCAAATTCTCTTCGCCAATTTCTGAAATAGCAACTAAACCTGCTTCACCAACGGTGTTGTTTTCTATTGAATAATAGATGTCGTTTTCTTCACCAACAACAGAGAATATAAATTCAAGTATTTCTTTTATTACTTTTATTTGACCTTGAATCCTAGTTTTGTTGTGCTGCCATTCTGCAACTTGTTCCATTTCTGGCAGTTCAAACACTTGGATTGCAGCGAAATCTCCGCCTGTCCCCAAACTTGGATCAAGTGAAACAACATATGAATGGTCTTTGGAGGGTTTTTTGAACCATTTAACTTGTCCTTGCTTGAACAATGGTTCTTGGTGTCGTAAATCCAATAATTTTGATGGTGATATAAGAGTTTCATCATATATCATTGGGTTACAAAGAATTTCACGAGAGAATTTCTCTTCGCCCAATTTCGACTTTTGGTCGTCTGCCCACTTTTCGTCACGATCTGGGTGTTCCCACCACTCTGCCTTGAACGCTTTATAACCATTTCTACCAACATCACGGTCTTCTCCAAACTCATCTTGAGTTTTGTTGGCATCTCTCCATATTTCCCAAAATTGGTCTTCATCAGAGTTTGGGGTAGAAGTTATTATAGATTTACCACCTGTAGATAGTGTTGGAACAATACTGGCCCAAAACTCTTTTGCTACACTATTTCTAACAAACGCGAATTCATCCAAGAAAAGGCACGATATTGACATGCCGCGACCGGTATTTTCTGTTGTTGTTTGCGAGACTATACGACTGCCGTTTTCGAATTCAATACTGCCTTTATTGTATGTTGTTACACCAGCACGTATAAAATCTGGACAGAATTCATATCCCATTCTTATACGCTGCATAATTTCTTGGGCACCTTGATACTTATGTGCAGCAATAAGTACAGTGCTGTCTGGTATAAACATCGCATACCATAACAAATACCCTGCGACACACGTTGTTTTGCCCGACTGACGTGGGAGCAAAGCAATGCTATGAACATAATTGTTGCAAATGTTGATAAAATCTTCTTGGTATTTGAACGGCTGGTATAACACCTTTCCTTTCGTTGGATGCTGTATGTAGTAAAAATTTCGCATGAAATAGTTAGGGTCAGAACATTTCACAAAATGCTCAATTTGCATTTGTGTGAATGACAATCGTTGGAAAGGTTTTTTTACAAGTGTATAGTCTAGTGCAGCAGGCATAGCAACTCCATTGTTACTATTATTTAGTCCCTTGTGGGGATAGACTATTTTTTGGATTGATCAATCATGTACGGCAAACTAAACCACAGTTTGAACCATTCTTCTGTTCCAGGGTTAATGTTATTTTCTTTTTGGTATCTGGATTTTTCTGATGCTGAACGACTGACTTCTTCGCCATAACTGGATTCAGAATTTTTTTCTGATTTCATCTGGGTTATTCGTTGTGCAGAACCAAGACCTCCAAGCACTTGCAATTCTTTCAACTCATGGACGGGGTCATCTGGTGGAAGAATTGCATCTGGCTCGGAGGAAATGTCAAAATTCTCAGAAGTAATTCTGTATTGTTTCATTTTTTTCCAAGAATTTTGTTCACTGGTGTTGAAGACCACATTTTGCAACTCCAGTATTTTGGGGTAGTTTTGTCTTTCGCTTTATCGCAACCATGCCTAGAACGGAATGCTTTTCTACGTTCTGGATCGTCACGTTTTATTTCCATGCCTTTGTCACCGAAATTCACTTTTTTGATGTTTCCTGTGGATGGATCTTTTACATATACCTTATATTTCTTCACGTCACCAGCAGAAGGTTTATTTAAAGAAACTTCTTTTCCTTGGTATTTTGCTTCTGTCAATGGTACAAGAAGTTTATGCGCTTTATCCGCGATAAAATGACCTTGCTCATCTGAACTACGGTAAATGTATCGTGGTTCTCCTTTTTTGGTAACGAAGTAATCTAGTATTTCGTATGTTTTTCCAGTTTTTGGAGAATATACCAAAGTCCCTTTTTTCCACTTGAAAGTCTCTGGATCTTTTGCTTTTGACAAGGCAACTCGTGCATGAATGTCCGCAACACCATGCTTTATTTTGTCTCTAAGGTCAGAATGGTATTTCTCGATATCTTCGTCGGTTTCAGATAAGGTGTCCTTGTTCAACAACTTGACCTTCATTTGATTAAGTTCGTCAATCATGCAAGAAATTTTTTGTTTTTTACTTTCATCACAAGTGTCATACATCTCAACCATTTCATTTACTTTTGCTTGGATTGAATCAAATAGACTTGGACTTTTATAACCTGATTCAAAAAGATCATATGATGATATGAGAGAATATCCAGAGATATTAGTCTCAAGAATAATAGAATCTTCTGTGATTGAACTTACTGTCGTTTCAACGACAGAAGATTCGTTTATGATAAAATCAACTAAATCTTCTATATCAAGGTGGGAATTCTGTTCAGATTCAGTTAAATATTTTTTAAAAGATGCCATCATGATTCCTTTGGATTGTCACCAAGTCTTGCCTTGTCAGCATACTGCTTTTTCTTGCGATGCAAATCGTTACCTTGGTCAAGAATAGATTTTAAATCGTAAACTTTCTCTTCGGGCTCATTTGCAAATTCTTCATCAATTTCTTCTTTTGATTCATGTGCAACTTGTTGAGTGTTTACCCCACTGAGAGACAATAATTGCCTCAACTGGTCTGCAACCTCATCTCTTGCAGTTATACTCAGGTCAGTATGTCCATCCGATGTTTCGGTTGAGGTCACGGATAATTTTTCACTGTTATAACTTTGTGAAACAACCGTTGGGTATTCAGTTCGCGTGTTTTCTGCGCCTAGTGTGTCGCACTCAACCAAGGATTCAGATTGTGCGCGCTTATATCCACGAACCCACTCTTTCAAATCTTTGGTTCCTTTTTTGTAAGGCGATTTTTTGCTACCTTTTTTGCAAGATTCATACCCTTCAAAAAATTCAATTGATTCTGAAAATGGTGCAGCATCAGACACATTTGCCATAGATTTCAATTCTTCTAATTCACTGCCATATTTTGATGACCATTGCATGATTTTAGATTTGATTTTTCTTGCAAAGTCTGCGATTGGTTTGATCCAAGACAGTGAATTCTCTTTTATTGAAACACGCATTGCTGGTGACTTTGTATTCTCAGATATTGTAGTATGTGCTGCGATAAGTTTTTCTATTTGCACAGACAATTCTGGAACCATTTCCATCAACTTGAGAACAACTGCTTCATAATCAATTGTCACTTTCTCATCTGTAGTTTTTTTGCTAATATTAACAGTTAGCGATGCAGTTTCAACGACTTTTGTATAAACAACATCTGTGGCGTCAAATAAATCTTCTGCAGCCTCTTTAATTTTAGCGTTTAATTCTTTTTGTTGTTCAGTAAGTTCATCTACACGTTTTTTTAACTCGGCATATGGTGCAACCAATTTTGTAAATGCAGATGCTTTTTGATTTGACAGGTTGAGGATGACTTTATCAAGTTTTCCTTTTACTGTTTTTTCTGAATATTCATACTCTGGATTTCTTGCTTCAGACATTGCCTTTTTGGTAGCAGTTGCATACATTATGTCTTCCCAATCCTTGCCATAACGTTGCTTCAAGTCCTTTTTACTGTGTTTCATTCCTTTAACAATCTTTTCGCGCTCTTTTTCGCGTGTAGGTGTTAGAGTCTTACCCTCAGTGACAGAAGAATCTCTGCCAGCATCAAACATATCACTGAGTGCTTGTTTCACACTTTCAACATCAGATGAGCAAGTTGAAGTTGGATCGTCAACGTCAACTTTTAAGTAACGTGATGCGACGGTTTTGATTATTTCGTCCTTTGATTCACCATATTCGCCAGACTCATAGTCTTCTGGCAATGTATTGTAATTTTGTGCTTTCATTCTTTTTACCTTTGTTAGATTGCTGTTTTCGTTTATTTTTTTGAAAGTGAGGTTCCATCCAGAAGAAGATGGTGAAGAACGCAGCGTCTAAAGAACACTGTGTATTCTTCTACGTCATCAAAATCATGCATTTTTAACCCCAATTATTGGACTTTTAACGTTTTGTGGCGAATCATTTGAGGTTTTTGCTGCATTAGTTTTTTCTCCGGCAACCGAGAACTTTCCGCCTTCTAGATCTTTTATAAGTTGAAATTTTTCTGGTTCAACGGCATCTGTAGTTTTTTCTGCAATATTATGCAAAAACAATTCAAACTCTTTTTCAGTGTAACATCTGATAAAAGAGAGTTGTGCAATTCCAGTTCCAGAAATTGCTGCGCGTATTTGTTCTGATGTTGCAGGATATTCTGTCTCAACATCAAAACAATCAACTTCACGCGGACCAATATCAGAAAATTCGTATGTAGTTCGTATTGGAAGACTTTTTGTCTTTTTAAATTGAACAAGACCAAATTGCTCAACAGATTTTTTTGCTTTGTCAATGCCCTCTGAATCTAATTCAATTGCAATCCGCAACTTGAATTTGTATGTTTTCTTCACTTTATCGAGATATGAAGAAAAAGATGGTGTATTTTTCACAGAAATGTCCTCAATTTATTTGTTTTAATTATTTATCCGTTTTGCCGTCATTTTCTGGTTCTTCAGCGAACTCATCATCTGAAGCAACATATTCAATTTCTTCCGGTTCAATAGTGACAGTTGGTGGTTCTTTTTTCACAGTTTCTATTTGATATGTGATTTTTTCTTCTTTTTTCGTTGCAATGATGGTTTTTATAAGTTCATTTCTATCCAGCACTATTCCGTTTGAAGTGTCGGAATTATCATCGGATTTTTTCGTTGTCTGATCCAGTTTTGCTTTCTTCAACTGAAGTTCAATCATTTTCAATTTTTTATCAATCTTTGCCTGCTTCGCTGTTATCGCATGACCAAGCAATGTGCTTGCAGTTTGAAGGATTGGACCAGAAAATCTTGGCTCAACATTCATCCCAAGGTCCATTAGATCATGAAATTTTTCTTTCGCAAGTGCCGCAAGCTCATCCATGTCACGGTCAGACGCTTCAAGATTTTTTACCATTGGCAACGCAAGATCAATTTTATCAACGCTTTCTATTGCATTTTTCATCTCTTCTATGGTTGCAACAGAATTTGCCGTTTCAAAATCGTCTTCAAAATCGTCATCATCATCTTTTTTTGCAGTCTTTGGTAAATTGAAAAAATCTTCCAACGCTTTTGTCATTTTCTTTTTCTCTTTTTTGCTGTTTTCTTTCCAGTGTGAAACAGTTGATTTTCAGTAACAAGTTTGAAGTTTATATTGTTTGCGGCACAAAATTTTCTTGCAGCATCCCATTTCGCCATGTTAACAAGAACTACCAACTTGTTATACTCTGACCGGTTTCCTTCCATGGTTGTCTGTTTTAACGGCTTTATCTCCACCAAATCGGCGTGCCGTTTTCCGGTTGCGTCTTCATACAGTATAAAAAAATCTGGAACATATATAGTATTTTTTCCAGTGACCGGGTGTTTATACGGTATCTTTATACTTTCGCTTGCCCAATTCAAAATGCTTGGGTGCGTGTCACACATCATCATGAAAGACAATTCCCAAGAACTTCTGTAGCGAATATTTCCCTTACCAACATATTTCGATGGATTTTTGGGAGTAAAAAACCCTTGTGCCCAATTTGTCATAATTACATTAAAATCATTCTTTTTACATATTCACTTGTAACCGGTTTGTTTATAACACCAATCGCACTGGTTTTCACTCGGTTGAAATTTAGAATCATCGCAAGATATGCATCTGATTCTCCAAGAGGCATTTTTCGTATTTTTTCATACATTTCACCAAGTTCAATGCCGTTCAGCAGACATGTATATATAACACTTCCAGCAAGAAGCCTTGCACTTTCTTTGTCTTCTATATATTTTTCAAAGTGGGACACGAATAAGTCGTTTGTTGCAGAAGAAAACGAAATATCAAGAGAGTCTTCAATGAAATTATTGAAAAAATCTGTAGTTTCTTTTGGTAAAGACTTTAAGTAGTCATCTGTTAGACCGTTTGTTGTTGCCATAAAATCCCCTCATCAATCATGAAAGTATTTATCGCTACTCACTACAACGGACGTTTTAATTTTGCTGGCGAAGAAGTATCTTTACTTGTATTTAAAAATGAACTTATTCCATTTGATACGGATTTTGTCACATTGGACACTGTTTCTGTAGCAGATCCGAATTTATCCGCGAATGAACTTCCTATATCAGAAGCATTCTTCGCAATGTTTTGAATATCTGGTATGTTCACTCTACTCAATGGGTTGTTACCACGAAGAATTTCTTTTCCAATATTTGTGGCTTCGCCCAAAAGTATATTTTTTAAATTTGCACCTTTAAATGTTTGTGCTGTTTTTGCAGCACCAAGTGCAGCCGACAGGAAATTGCCCTCTGATAAATTTCCGAGAATACTATTTGTTGAACTCAATAATCCACCTGGACCAAGAATGCTTTGAGTTCCCGAATATAAAGCACTTGGGACTTTGTCATAGTATTCAGAATCCCCAAACGCACCTTTTATTTCCGAAACATCGCCGGTTCCAAATAGTACATTCTCATATTCAATCCCAATAGTGATTTCAAGTGGATTTGTATCACCGGAATTTTCATGCCTGCCGTGCTGGAACGAAGTTATTATAGGGTTGACTAACACAAACTCTGAAAATTGTTTTTTACTCAAACTGAATATACGAACGGCGTTCAATACTTTCTTTTTGCTTTGAACAGGGGTATATCCAGCATAAAAATTGTCAACCAAATTCGCAGAGGCGTATTTGTTGTTATATTCGTACGATGCTAGATTTTGAATATCACTATCACGGTAATAGAAAGTGAAGTACTCTTTCCAGAAATCTCTAACTACGTTTGCGCTATCGTCATGAAATGTTAGATTTACTGGATTGTACTTTACTTTAGTTTGAATGATATTTGGTCTGTTGTATGAGTTTAATGTCTTTGTATCAACGTCAAATTTTGGAAGATCTGCTGATTTTACCATCAAACTCAATTCTCTTGACTTGTTATACTCGTAAGTGTCAGCAAACTCAAATATAACATGGAATAGAAACCCCATCTTTGGGGACAATTCCATTGCGTTACTTGTAAATATTTTACTGGCATGGGAATAATCTTTTAAATTATCACCAGTAGTAATTTGCTTTAAAAAAGAATTGAAAAATGACATTGCTATGAAATAAACATGTTGGTGGAACTAGTTCCACCAACATATATTACCCAGTTATAACTGAACCAAGAGTACGACCAACCATTGATCCAACTCCAGACTGNAGCGGTGTCTGTATTGCGTTATCGTATCGTATGGTTAGCGCGACAGTGACTGGATCAGTTCCAGAACTGTAGTTCAAATCACCGTAGTCAATTGTTTCCAAGAAACACCCATACAGTTCCCAAGTCTCAAGGATATTTGGTTGGTATGCGCCATTACCGCCATCAAGCATTTCAACCCGAGTCACAAACTTATAATCAATACCAGATGACGCACTTGATTGCTCGTAAAAGTCAAATTGTTTCTGAATTTGCTCTCCAACCAGTTTTGATACTGCACCACTCACATCATCACGCAAATTACAAGTGACAGTTTGCCATTCTGGTTTTCCAGCGAGATATACTTTACTGTTATATACATCAATGGTAGCTGACGCAAAATTTACACTTGGACGTTTAAAGTCAATAACTTGCTTTGTCAGTTCCGTTACTGGTTGACTTACACCAAAGTTTTCAAAACTGACGCGAAAACGATACTTAAGTTTTGGCATCAACAACCCTTGGTTGCTTGCACTTTGATCACTCGCCAAAGGCACTGTGAACTTAGTTAATGATGATACCGACATTGGAAATTCTCCTTTCTTTATAAAGAATTAAAATGTTCTTTACATATTATTATTTATCAGTAAAATTAAAAAAATTTCGAGCCAAAAAAATGGGGAGAAGATTCTCCCCATGTCAATCATATTACCAGATGTTAAATATCACCTGGGTTTCTAATGCGCAATGGAATATAGATGAATTCCACTGTTCTAACTGGTGCGATTGCAATATCAACATACAGTTCATTTCTTGCAATACGGTCTGGAGTGTTGTTACTTTCATCCACAACAACCAAATAGTCGTACAGTGCTCGCTTTGCGACCAAATCGTTCATAAGACCCTCAACAGATTGCTTAATTTGATCACGAACAATTTTGTCGTTTGGCTCAAACAAGAAATTGTTTGCAAGTGGTTGTAATGCTGTGCGTATATAGTTGATCAGACGAGCAACGTTGATTCTATCCAATGCACTTGTAAGACCATACCGAGTCTTTTGACCGTAGTTTAAAAGACCTGTTCCTGGCAGGATTGTCAATGGGTTGATCTTTGCCTCATATAATGCATCACGAAGACCGCGATTTACACTGAA